TTCACGGGCGATTTCCGCGCGAAAGACCGAACGGTACTGAATCGTATATTTATCGAATGTTAAGTCCTCAAGCTATGGCTATAATTAGATATGGAACCATTGCAGGATTTAATCGCGAGAAGATTGCCGAGATGATTGGCTGTACAGAAGGGCAATTATCAGATTGGTGTGAAAGGTTTTCAGAGGTTCGTTCGGCGCTTTTACATGGGCGTGACCTCGCAGACATGAACGTTGTCAAAGCGGCATATCGTAGAGCAACTGGAATGGGAATACGGGATACGTATTTTGCATCTAATGGTGGGGAAATAAAAACAAAGCCTTTTGTAAAGTATCTTCCCCCGAACCCACACAGTATTGAATTATGGTTAAAGCATAATAAGCAGTGGTTGAAAGATACGTCAACTGATGGTGAAGAGCGAGGGCTTATTATGCAGGAGTTAGAAAACAAGATAAAAGAGCCGATTGTGGAAGAGGAAAACGGCGAGGTTGAGCAATAACCACCATTATAAACCCTTACGGTAATTGTCTTTATGTTTTCTTTATCTAATAAACAACGTATAACTATACAGCGCTCCATTAAGCGAATTAATATCTGGGAGGGAGCTGTACGGAGCTCTAAGACGTGGGGCAGCCTTGTTCGGTGGGTTCAATACTTATACAACTATAAAGGGAAAGCCGAACTCATAATCGCTGCAAAGACTGATAGGGCGATTCTACGAAACGTGATACGACCGCTACAAATAATATTAGGTTCAAAGCATGCTAAATATTACAGTGGAAAAGGCGAAGCGGTTATTATGGGGAAGCGAACGTTTTGTATAGGAGCGAATGATGAACGATCAGAGCAAAAAATAAGGGGTTTGTCGTCCGGCGGAGCCTACGGTGATGAACTTACCCTATGGCCTGAATCGTTTTTTAGGATGCTTATGACAAGGCTGTCTGAAGAAGGAGCAATGTTTTTTGGTACAACGAATCCGGATACCCCTTACCATTATTTGAAAAAGGACTACATTGACAACAAGGAGCTGGATTTAGTTAGTTTCCATTTTAAGTTACAAGATAACCCGTTCCTATCAAAGACATTTATTAGAAATCTTGAAAAGGAATACCGGGGATTATGGAGAAAGCGGCTTATTAAAGGACTTTGGGTCGTAGCGGAAGGTTCGATTTACGATTGCTTTGACGATGATAGTCCTGTCCATGTTCGGGATGTTCCCCCTTATACAAAGCCCGACTACTATTTAACTGGGGTTGATTATGGTACTTCAAACCCTTGTACCTTTTTAAAGATTGGGGTTTTCCAACATGGCGGTCAGGGGTATGCTTGCATCGAAGATGAGTATTACTATAGTAGTGAAGAAACTGGAAGGCAAAAAGGGGATGGGCAATACGTTTCAGATTTCAAATACTTTACAAAATCTTATAGTAGTCGTAATATGTTTACTGTCGTAGACCCCTCCGCTGCATCTTTTATTGTAGCTCTACGACAATCCGGGGAAACAAATGTTATTCCAGCGGATAATACCGTTCTTGATGGGGTTCGATTTTGTTATAATATGTTTGATGAAGGCAGGTTGATGATTCTTAAGCATTGTAAGCACACTCGGGAGGAAGTTTCCAGCTATAGCTGGAACAAGCGTGCGCAGTTATTAGGTATTGATGAACCTTTGAAAGTAAAGGATCATACCTGTGATGCATTTCGTTATCCTTTACATACAGTATTTAATACCGAACGGTATAATACGATGATGAGCATGGAAAAGGCTATGGTTGGAGCAAAAGAAGTTATAGCTATTAATAAATTTTAGGAGTGTTTATGATTTTATGGCTTAATGCTTTGTGGTTGATGTTGTCGGATATGACAACCGTGATTTTTATTTTACTTGTGATTGTTTTGTGTGCTGTTGGTGTTCATATAAACTGGATAATTAAAATAAACAGGCTTGATATAAAAAAACAGATTATAGCTCATTGTAAAGATTGTCCTTTAAACAGAAGGAGAAAAAATTATGTCTGATTTAGAAAAGAGTGTTGCGAATAATGACGGCTGGGAAAATACTTTGAGTGGTATGGGACAGCCAGGAGTAGACCCCTCTCGAGGTACTTTTTTTCAACAGGGAGATTTATTAACCGAAATTGATATACAGGGTTTATACACCGATGAAGGGATTGCCGCTCGAATCGTAAACCTTATAGTTGAGGATATGCTTCGAGAGGGTTTTAAAATAGAATCTAAGAAACCCGAAGCCAACGTGTATATCCAAAAACGGTTTGAGGAGCTTAGATTAGTATACCACCTAAATAGACTCTTCTGTTGGGCACGTGCTTGCGGTGGAGCAATAATGGTAATTGGATTTAATGACGGTGAGACTGATACGTCGAGACCTCTTAATGAGAAGGCAATCAAAGGCATATCTTTCGTAAAGGTATTTGACCGGTTCAGGGTATCAAACATTACTTACGACCAAAATATTTTATCCAGTACATATTTACAACCGATGTCGTACTCAATTTCACCGTATAATTCAGCGCCGTTTTCAATCCATGCATCCAGATGTATAGTTGTTGATGGTGTTGATTGCCTTGAATCTGTACGGGTTCAAAACCTCGGTTGGGGGTTAAGTGTTTACCAAAATATGTACGACGCTTTAATGCGGATAGGAAGAGTTTTCTGTTCAATCTCTACAATCGTGGACAGTTTTGTGCAGGACGTTATTGGAATTGAAGGACTTCACTCATTCATAGCTGCCGGGAAGGAGGAAATAATAAGAAAACGTTTACAGTTTATTGATGCAGGGAAGCACGTTTTAAATTCTATCCTCTTGGATAAGAATGAAACGTTTACTCGAATTATTGCTTCCGTTTCCGGGCTTTCAGACTTAATAGACCGCTTTGCATGTTACGTATCTGCCACGAATGGGATACCCCAAACACTATTGTTCGGCCGATCTCCAGCGGGATTAAATGCCACAGGGGAATCCGATATTCGTGGGTGGTACGACAGGGTTGGGTCAAAGCAGGAATCAGATTTAAGTCCTGTCCTTGAACGGATTATTCATATATTGTTTATTTGTAAAGATGGATATAAAACTGAACCCGAAGATTGGTCTATTAAATTTAATCCATTATTACAAATGAGCTCCACCGAAGAGGCAACTTACAGGAAAACAATAGCGGAAACGGATAAGCTTTACATTGACGGTCAGGTTGCCACTCCTGATGAAGTAGCCTTTACTCGCTTTACGGGCGGAAGGTACAGTGATGAGCCTTTAAAAATAGTTTTTGGTAATACTGCCGAAAGCGAATCCAAGACAACAGAAGAGCCTAAAGAGCCTAAAGAGCCTAAAGAAGAAGAGATTTAATGGGTAAATTATTACCAAAACCTCCGAAGGTGCTCTATCCCAGAGCTTTAGAACGACAGTTATTACTTATCTATCTTATGGTTGTAGAAGAAGTAATGGAAATACTCTCCAAAAAGGTTCTACGAGTATTTCATGATTCTTCTCGTGATAAGTCTATAAAAGGCGTTATTCAGAAATCCGAAGGAGCGCTGGAAGGAATTAAAGGAACAGCGAGGGCATGGGATAGAGCAGAATGGGAAAAGTTGAGAGGAAAGATTGCATTACCTCATACAGTGTACGCAGAACCCTTACAGGCTCGGCTTGATAAATTGGTGGAAGATAATATCGGTTTAATTAAAAGTCTTCCAGAACGACTTACATCCCGACTTGAAGAGAAGATTAAAGACATCCCAAAAGCAGGTGAGTCCAGAGCAACGGTTCAAAAACTATTAAAGGAAACAGGCGATATTGGAAATCGGCGAGCCGAGTTAATTGCAAGAGACCAAATTGGAAAACTAAATGGTGACCTAACTCGGTTACGGCAAGAATCCCTTGGCGGGACAATGTATATATGGAGGACATCACAGGATGGCAGGGTTCGAGAGGCACATCAAGCTTTAGATGGAAAGATTTGTAAATGGGAAGACCCAACTGTCTATGCTGATACAATAAAAGAGGCTATGGATGGAGAATGGAAAAGTAGAAATGAAATAGGAGCCTACGAGGGACACACTGGTGAGGACTACGAATGCCGATGCACTGCAGAGATGGTAATGGATGACATATTAGGCATCGCTACTGGACAGGGTGGTGATGAAGAAGACAGTAGAGAGGGACGAGAAAATATAAAAATAAGCAGACCGAAGGTACCAGCTTTACGGCTTATACCAGAAGACAGGAGTGGAGTAGTTTTCAGCCGATCTTTAAAAGGGTTATCTCCAGAGGAACAAGACAGGATTAGAGCCTTAAGAGCAGCACGTAAAGCTCGTAAAGAAGGAACTCCAGTTCAGCCTGTTGTTCGACCGGTACCAGTTGTTCGTACGGAACCCGTCGTTAGGGCGGAGGTACCTGCTCGTTATAAGGAAACTACCAGAGCCATAGAGTCATATAGTAGAGAAAATAAAATAAAGAGCTCAATTGATAATCTAAAGTATACAACTGGCGAAGGATTCAACAAAAAAGTCTTTGTACCAGATTTGGATGCATTGGAACGAAGTCGAAAAGTAAAAGATAGTTTAAAAACTCATGTTAGTAGAATTTTTAGTGAGGTTCATGAAATTCCAAAATCGTCTGAAAACCTTGTATTAAATTTTCATAGATTTAAAGGAGCAACTTCGGGTACATATAGAAAAGGATTTATGGAAGTAAAATTTACAAGACATTCAGAATTTGTACGACAAACATTTACTCATGAGTTTGGTCACCATTTACATTATACAATGGATCATTGGGGAAATAATAATGTTATAGAGGCAATTAAAGAAACTGAATATTACAAGCTTCTTAAACAAAAAATGTATGAGCTTCAACCGATATTTACAGAGGCGACTGGACCAAACAAGAGGTTATATGACTATTATGAGTACCTTACAAATGATAAAGAATTATTTGCTCGTTCTTATAGTCAGTATATCTGGGAAAAACTTGGAGATAGTAAAATGTGTACGGCTGCAATGAGAACCGGCAGTGGATATTATATTAAAGAAGAAAGCTTTGCTCCAATACGAAAAGCGTTCGATGAGTACTTTAAAAATAAAGGATTAAGTGTAACCAAAGGGTAAAGGAAGGATATATGCTAAATAAGGTTGACAAGATTATGGAGTTTCTTGACAAACCTGAACAGGAATTGATTGACATGCCAAAAGACGTTTTTGTAAATGGATTAAAAGCTCTTGGTGTAGAAGGAGAAGCAGCGGAGGAGATTTACAAAACGTACCACGGAAAATTTGTTCAGTTAGATGAAATTCCGATATAGGTTTTTTCCCAGTGGCAGACACCGTTTTATAGCAAAAACAAGCGATATAATAAGGGTAAACAACTATAACTTATGTTATTTTTAATAGTATAAGGAGCCGATATGGCAATTAAGAAAGGGTTCATATTCAACGACACTGGCGAGGTCTTTCTATATAAGACTCGAGAAGGTTATTATAAAGGTTCCGCACGCGTAACGCGAACAGGTGTTCTGGTTTACAGACAGAAAGACGGAAAACCTCTACGGATATTAAGACATCCAGATGATGTTTTTAAACAAGATAGTTTACAGACGCTTAAGATGATTCCAGCTACAAATGACCATCCTATTGTACAAGACTCTTCTGTTCTTCTCCTTGATGCAAAGACCGCAAAAAAATTCAGTATTGGATTTACTGGAGAGGATGTAAAAGCTGATGGTCAATATGTAACTGTTTCGTTATGTATTACTGATTCTGAAGGGATTGAAGCTATTAAGGAGGATGGAAAGGTAGAGCTTTCTTGTGGATATGAATCAACGCTTGAGGATGTTCCTGGAATTTACAATACCGTACCGTATGATGCAAGGCAAGTTGATATTGTTTACAATCACGTTGCTGTCTTAAATAAAGGACGAGCAGGGTCTGATGTCAGATTAAAATTAATGGATGGAAGTTATTATGAATTAATAAAAGAAGGTGATGACGAAAACCTTAAAAATCAAAATGTAAAGGAGAAGTCTATGTCACTACCTAAAGTTATGCTCGACTGTATCGAGTATGAAGCGGCTCCCGAGATAATCAATGCGCTGAAAAAAGGTGAAGTAAAGATTGCGGAGCTTGTTCAGGAAATAACAAAAACCAAAGCGGTTCTGGATTCTTCGAACATTGAACTCGCAAAACTTAAAGCGGTTGATGTCGAGAAGCTTGTGACCGACCGTGTTCAAGAACGTTCGGAGTTGATTTTAAAAGCGACGCCTTTCTTGGATTCGGCTGAAAAAGAGCACGTATCTGAGTTGTCAAACGAGCAGATCCGGAAGCTTGTCGTAACGAAAAAGTTCCCGAAGTTGGAGCTGGAAGGTAAAGACCCGAACTATGTTCGAGCACTTTGCGATGGTGCTTTCGTGGTCGTTGATGGTGCTGATAAAGGTGACACCGACGACGATGACGATGACGATGACGTGGAAGGCAAGACCGCTTCTGCTTCACAAAGGAAAACCGTTTTTGGTGATTCAGCAAATCAGGAAACTGTCAGGACTGCTGAAATGGCTCGGAAAGAATACAACGACCGGTTACAGGGTAAAAAGAAATAACCATCACAAAGCAATATACGTTTATTCACATCTAATTTTTTTTGTGTTATTAATTAAAAGTCAAATAAATATTAACAAAACGAGGTAAATATGAATACGAGTTATCCGTTGGACATGCCTTCTCCTTTCGCGGGAGCCCTTGTGGATATTGGCATAACCGATAAGAAGTCGGCTCCTGCTGTAAACACAATTGAGTTTGGTACTGCTGTCGTCAGTGAAGTCGGCAGTGAATCAGTAGCAACTCCTGTAAACGATGTCGCCACATTAACTTTCAATGCGGATTTAATCGCAGGAAACAAGACAAACCTGAAAGTAAATGGTGTGGCAATGGCCGAGATACTATATGGCACGAATCATGGAGCGACCATGATTGCTATTGCCGCTGCTCTGTCTGCGATGACAGGAGTCTCCGCTTCTGTAACCGCAGCGAGAGTAATAACGGTTAAAACAAATCATGTCGAGATTGCAATTTCCGATGCATTGGTAACCGAGGGGAACAGCCAAGCAACAATCACTCCTGCATATACGCATGATAATGTCTTCCGTGGAGTTGCGCTGCATACGCATTGCACTGCTGGAAAATATGTCCAGTATGATGCAGTTCCGTATCTAACAAAGGGTCGTATCCGGGTCGTTGTTTCAGAAGCGGTTGCGATTGATGATGTTGCGTATGTTGACCTCTCTCCTGTCGGTGGTAAGTTTTGTAAGACGTCGTCTACAAACCTCGCAACTGGCGGAGTTTTTCGGTCCGCTACTTCAGGTGCAGGAATTGCAGTTCTCGAGATAAACCTGCCCTGATAAAATCAGTGTTCAGTTGTAAATTTTATTTTTAATTTTTTTACATACACTTAACAGGAGATTACTTATGCCAAAACGTTTTATTAACTTGGATGGACAAGAGTCTATCTACTTCGCAAGGCAATTGGAATATGTGAAAACAAAAACGTATGACCAACCCTTTCCGGAGATGAAGGCACTCACTGGTCTACTCCCGGTTTCTATGGAAGCCGGTCCTGCTGCGGATTCGATTACATACCGCTCATTTACAGAACATGGAATTGCCAAGTTTCTAACAAACTATGCCGATGATTTACCAAGAGTTGACGTTTCCGGAATCGAAGAGTCTGTCAAAGTCAGGTCAATAGGAGACTCTTTCGGTTACACGGTCCAGGATGTTCGTTATGCTGCAAAAGCAGGGATTCCATTACAGGCTTCCAAGGCGATTGCCGCAAGACGAGCAATTGAAATGCTGATTAACAAATCGGCATGGAAAGCCCGTGCTGCAGATACGACTTATCATGGGCTAACAGGATTGCTTTACAATCCGAACGTGACCTCCTACAAGGTTGCGGTTGAAGGTTCAGACTATGTATGGGCGGATAAATCTGCGGATGCAATCATAGCCGACATTAACACCCTTGCAAATACACCCATCAAGCTGTCAAAAGGGTATGAAATCCCGGATACATTCCTTTGCCCGATTACACAATTCACATTGATCTCCACAACTCCACGGTCTTCGTATTCGGATACAACGATTCTTGATTTTGTCAAGAAATCCAATCCGCATATTACAAGATGGGATTGGTTGGAAGAGTTGAAGGATGTAAATCCCGTTCCGAGCACTGGTGCTGCTGCAAATACTGACTGTGCTTTGGTTTACAAAAACAGTTCGGATAAACTTACCCTTGAAGTTCCCCAAGGGTTCGAGCAGTTTCCACCACAGGAGAAGGGATTAGAATTCATTGTTCCGTGTCATGCCAGATTTGCCAGTGTAATAATCTACTATCCAATCTCGGTTGTGATTGCGGAAAATATATAAGATTCTTTTTTCGTACAAGTACTCCTTTTTGTACAGGGTAAAGGCAAAGTATAGTATTCGTACTATACTTTGTCCTTTTTACTTAAGAACAAATTCCATTTTAAACCAGGAGGATATATGTTAGGCGTTGTCTTTACAGTAACCAGAACAGTTCCGAGAATAACAGTTATCTCGGAAAAGGTTATTTACCCAGGAGTTAATAACCTTTCATTTCCAAACGAACAAGCTTTACGTTCATTCACTCAGAATCCAGCATATACAGAAGGTATAAAGACTGGATTTCTAAGAATCGACGAAAACCCACCCGATCCAATCGTTACAAACGCTCCGAATGAAATAAAAACAATTTGGCCAAAAAAAGAGATAACCGAGAAACGTCCGGGCAAAAGGGTATTCGATATTAAAAAACTTGATGAGTCAGCTTCCGAAGAATAAAAATAAAAGCTCTATCTATCTATCTATCTAATTATTTAGAGGGCGATAGAGCTTTTTTTAGAAAGGAAGTCTATTCATGCTTTCGGCTTTACAAATTGTAGCTCTTCGAGCTCCTCAATTTTCTTCATCCCCAAGATTACCAGGAATGATTTCTTATGTTCAAGAAAGTATAAGTCAAAGCGCTTTTGGCGAATCGTATGAAAATGCCGTTGCTTTGAAAGTCATGCATTTATTTACAATTGAAAAGATGAATGGTGGAACGGAAACAAATACTGGAATTATTGGAAGCGGACAGATAGTGTCAGAAACTGAAGGAGGGCTTTCGAGAAGCTATGCAGTTAAAGGAGGGGTTTCTTCCAGTGAAGATGACGATTTAAGAAGAACTGGGTTTGGGTTAGAGTATTTACGATTAATGAAAACAACAAATATTTCTGCTTTCCAAAAGAATGTACCAGCTTGGCTGCAAAAATAAAAATAATTGTTCATGATAAAGGCTGGAATAGAATTAAAGATACTTTAACCCAGTATCAATCAGCCTACACGAAGGTCGGATTTCCAACCGAAAAGGAACCGGCATCTGGTGATCAAAAAACAATGGCGGACGTTTCGGATATAGCAACATTTAATGAATATGGTACAAAACATATACCCGCTCGTCCGTTTATGTCAACAAGTTTCAAGGAAAATAAAGAAAGAACACAACAGTTGATTGACGTTTTATACGACAGGTTATTAAGAGGAACTATTACTATTCCACAAGCTCTTGGTTTAATTGGTGAATTTACAGCCGATAGAATTAAAGAAAAAATAAGAGCAATAACAACCCCTCCAAATAAACCGAGCACAATAAAAAGAAAGATGAGAAAGAGAACACAATTTTTGTCTGGGACAGCTCCGACGAAAGTTCTTATAGATACAGGACAGATGATTAACTCGGTTACTCATGTTGAGGTTCTCCAGTGATTCCAAGGAGAGCATTGATTGTCAAAACGATAAGTAACGGAGGGTACACTGATGGAAAATGGGTAGGTGAAACTTCTGTTAATGGTTTAATTATGGCAAGTGTACAACCATTAACTGCGAAGCAAAAACAAACCTTACCCGAAGGCAGGAAAAATTCAGCTTCATTTCGTTTGTTTAGTGCAGATTTACTTAATACAGTTGAAGAACAAAACCCGGATATAGTTGTTATTGATGACCAGGATTATGAAGTACATAGTAGAGCGGCATGGCAGAACAATATAATAAACCATTTTGAATACGTAGTAATAAAGATATGATAGACATTGATTTAATTCAAAGAGCAATTTACAGTTGGGTATTCGGAATTTCTGGGTTGGCTGCAATCTGGGAAAATCAAAATGCTCCTGCTCCTAAAACCGATTATATTTCTTTGTCTTTATTGTCTATGGTTGATGTTGGTCATGATGCTTGGGCTCCAGTAAATCCTAATAAAATGTCAAGGATTCTTTCAGACAAAACAATAGATGTTCGCATTCAATGCTTTTCTAATAATGCAATTGCTATCCTTGAATCTATTGGTAGTCTTTCAAAACTACCAGATGTTAGTTTTATTTTTCATGCCGCTGGAATTACTTTACTTCAAAAAGGTAAAGTACAGGAATTAACAGGACTGGATACGAATGATAGATTCCAAAAAAGAGCGGTGATGGATACGACATTCCTTTTGACAACTATATCTGACGAAATTGACTTGTCAACGATTGAAGGAGTTGAAATTAATGGTATTATAAAAATCGGTGAAGATACTGTAAGAGAACTACAAATATTAAATGTTTCTGTTGAGGGAATAATTCCTATAGAACATATTTTAGAGGGTTCAATTACTCCAGAATAATTTTTTTTAAAGGAGATTACTATGAGTAAAGTTGACAGGATTGTACAGGTTACAATTTTACGTGAGTCAAGACCAATAAGCCAAGCAGCATTTGACATGGTGCTCATCCTGGGAGAAAATCTTGAACTTCCAGAAGATGCGAGATATGCAGTTTTTTCTACCGACGACCTCACTGCTCTCGCTGCTGTTCTTGGTGAAACCCCAACAACGAAACCAGAATATCTGGCTGCAGAAGCTCTTGCTTCCCAGAGTCCAAGACCAATAAACTTCGCTGTCGGTAGGGTAGACAGTGAAGACGCCGACCATAAAGAAGCGCTTGCTGCTGTTCTATTAGAGAACAGTAACTTCTTTTATGTTGTTTGTGTAAGCAGAACTCAAGCGGATCAGGAAGCTGTTGCCGATTGGTGTAATTCAAACAGAAGAATATTCATTTCGGTAAGTGCTGGCAATGATGGAGATATTTTAGACCCCAATGACGATACTTCATTACCTTTCTACATCAAGGATGAAGCTCTTGATAAAGCGTGCTGTATATACCACGCCGATGCAGCGACGGACTACATTGACGCTGGTCTTTCTGGGCTTTTGGCTGTTCGGAGGCCAGGTACATATACTCCAATGTTCAAAACGATAATTGGCTCTGGTGTTGATACGTTGACCACAACCGAACAGGGTATTTTGTTTGCAAAATACTGTTCCTCTTACGAGTCCGTTGGTGGACAAAATATATTACAAGAAGGTTGGGTCGGGACTGGAGAGTATCTGGATTTGATTATCTGGTTAGAATGGTTAAACTCAAAAATTCAGTCCAATGTCTACAGTCTTCTTGCAAAGAGTGAAAAGATTCCGTTTACTTCCGAGGGTCTTGGACTACTTGAGTCGGCAGTTCAACAAGTCCTTGAAATTGAACAATCGGCAAAGGCAATTTCTCCTGAGGAATTTGATGGGGATAATATTCAAACGGGTGGTTATCATACTTCCGTCCCGAAGGTAAGTGAACTATTACCGAACGACAAGCTTCTCAGAGTGGCAAAGGACATCAAGTTTACATGCTGGTATAACAATCCGATTCACCGTGTTCAAATAAATGGTGTCATCAAAATATAATATCATTAACAACAATAGTCTTGTTTTTAATTCAGAATTTAGAAGGAGGTTTTTATGTTGAGTCCAGGTATAGCGACCATAGACCCAGCGATGGTTGTAACGACCGTCGGAAAAGGAATTGTTGGTGGGTTTGCCGATGGTACTTTTATTAATGTTGAGTACACTGCTGATTTCTTTTCAAAGGTAACTGGTTCCGACGGCCTGACTACCAGAATTAAACAGAACGATTTCAGCGGTACAATCACATTGACGTTGAAGCAGTCGTCCCTATCAAATGATTTTTTGATGTCACTTGTAATCCTCGACCGTCAAGCGAATGCTGGTATTGTTCCAGTGTCTATCAAAGATTTACTTGGGACAACAAAAATGGTAACTGGCTTTGCTTGGGTTCGAAAACCACCAGCATCGGTCTATAGTAAGAACGTCGAGAATCGTGAATGGATTTTGGATTGCGCAACATTAAGGATGTACGTTGGAGGAAACGTCCAGATTCCAGTGGTGTAATTGTAAAGTAAACAATAACCTGTTTTAATTTATTAGACTATCCAGGAGGTCTTAATGATTAAAAATTTAGAGAGGGTATTTACAAATGCTTCTGGAGGTACCGTTTCCGTTATCTCCAGTTCATTTCCGGCGAGACAATCCATTTCTGTAAGAACAAAACTGTTTGCTATTATCCTTCCTTTCCTTTCAAAATTTACTGTCGCCGAGTTAAAGACTTTTTTGGATGGAAAAGGAATGGACGACCCAAACGTAGTTATCAAACTCCTTCCGGCATTTACAACTGTTCTATCAACTTGTGAGCTTGTTCCGTTAATTTTAGAACTACTTACATATACTCGTGTAAACGGTCTGGAAGTTTCCAAGGGAGAAATTTTTGATTCTGTGTTTACCGGAGAAGATCTTCTACTTATCCAGATTCTTAAATTTGTTATCATGGACGTCAATTCTTTTTTGGCACGAATAGAGGCTGGGAAAAATACTATAGAAGCCCCAAGCCTCGAAGAGTAAGGAGTAGAATAGCTTCTATAGAATCTAATATCTCTCCGGATTTACTTGAGGAGAGTTTAATTTGGGAAGCGGTTTTAAGTGGTAAAGTAACTCTTCATGAATTGGAAACAACATATTCTCTGGACGATTTGTATAGGTTAATTAGTTTCTTGAATATACAAAGTGATATTGAGCAAGAATCACTTGAAAGGATAGAGTAATACAATGGTTGAAAAAATTATAGTAGGGTTATTAATTTCTATAGTGTCTGCTTTATTTGTTTTTACTTTTATAACAAATCGGTCAAGAGTTCAAATTATAAAAGATGCAAATGGAATTGTAAACGAGGCAATAAAAACACACTTGTCTATAGAACATCAGTTAACGATGCATGCAATAGTAAAGGAGCATGTAGATTCATGTCAAGCGCCAACTAATTTTATAGAAGTACAAACAAAACTTGAACAGCATATTCAGGCATGTCCAGCACCAAAAAATATACAAGAGCTTCAAAATCAACTTAATATTATAAAGATATCACTCGTCTTTTTAGTTCGTAATGCTGGAGGAAACCCTGACGATTTAGGATTGAGATTATAATATGATAACTGTAAGAGAGCTTGTAAATTTAATTGGCTTTAAAATAGATGAAGCGGAATTTGCTTCTGCTCAAAAAAGAATGGATGGATTCCAGAAGAGCCTTGCCACTGCAGGAAATAAGATGCTCCTTGGAATTACCTTACCTTTTGTTGGGTTGGTTACGGCTGCTGTTAGAGCGGCATCAAAACAGGACACAGCAACTGCTCAAGTAATACAAGCAATACAATCAACTGGTGGTGCAGCAAATAAAACAATAGAAGAATTACTGCAATCGGCGACCAGACTTCAAAACGAAACACTCTTTGGAGATGATGATATTTTGGGTGGAGTTTCGGCGTCGTTATTAACTTTCCAAAATGTTACCGGAGAAGTTTTTGATAAAGCTCAAGAAGCAATTCTTGATGTAACCCAGCGAATGAGCGGAGCCAATGGTGGAATGCAAGCATTACACGGAACGACTTTACAGTTGGGGAAGGCTTTAAATAATCCATTAATTGGGTTACAAGCGCTCGGGCGTGCGGGGATTCAGTTTACTGCTGAACAAAAGAAGGAGATAACGAACCTTGTCAAATCCGGTCAATTGCAGAAGGCTCAAATTGTCATGCTGGATTTAATCCATGCGAAGTTTGGAGGGAGTGCAAAGGCAGCGGCAGAAGCTTCATTTGGTTTTAAACAGCTTTCCAACGCTTTTGGTGATTTGTTAGAAGTCATTGGTACTTCGTTAAAACCGATTTTAAAACCATTAAGTGAATGGTTAAAGAAAATAACAATCGCTTTACAAAACATTAACCCAGAACTTATTTCAGCTATTCTTCTTATTGGTGGATTGGCAGCAGCGATTGGTCCTTTACTAATAGTATTGTCTTCTTTGATTAAAGCAGGTATGATAATTCGAACTCTATTTGTTTCTATAAAAACCGTTTCCATGGCAACTGGGGTATCAATGGGGTTAATGTCTCTTAAATTTATTGCAATAGCTGCGGCAATTGCTGCGGTGATTGCTGCAATTACCTTACTTGTCGAAGATTTTCTTGTTTACAAACGAGGGGGAAAGAGTTTTATTGGTGAAATGATTAAATGGTGGAATAAATTAAGTGAAGTAATGGGATTAAAAAACATTGGAGAGGCATGGCACGAATTCTTTTTTAATTTAGGAAGTTGGCTTCATGGATTTATTACTGACAAATGGATTCCATTTTGGGAAAATGCAGGAGCGGGATTATATGCTGTTATACAAAAGATAGGAGAATGGTGGGATACCATCTGGGATAAAATTGGATGGGGTCTTGACAAGATGAAAATAGTTGTAGATGCTTTACAAAGGTTTTCATCGAGTGCTCCAGCTATAACTGATTTTGACCCAGAGCTCGGAGGAAAGAATTTGGCGTTACTTGAAAGATTAAATGCTCCTCAAGAAAAAACAATAAAAATTGATGCAACAGTAAATACTTATGTACCAGAAGGGACAACAGCACAAGCAACTGAATCAATAAGAAAAACGGCTGAAGATGTATATAGTGTATTCATGAGTAAACTGACAAGACAGTTGTCTTATAGTGTTCCGATGAAAGAATAATTATGATAACGGTTTTAACGAGATTTCAAAATGTAAAGATTGAAGGAATTGAATTAGATACAGTTCTTTCTGAAACTCATAGTTATTCTAATCAAATAACAGTGCATCCAATTGAGGGGGATGATATAGACACTGATAATGTACAACGAACTCCCGAAGAGTTAACAATTGAGGGAGTGTCTTCGGATACTCCATTAAGAGAAATTAATCAGGATTTACAAAAACAAGCATTATCCAGCGGACGGGTTCAAGTCGTATTTAATAAGCTCCTTGAATATGGTGGATTTGAAGTAAATCAGTATAACAGTAAAAAATTGCAGGTAAAGAAAATACCAAAGATATTGACAGTAGTCACCGGATTAAAGGTTTATACAAGTATGGTGATTACTCAATTGACAATTCCAAGGGTCCCTGGCTCTGGATATGGTTTATCATTTACTGTGACATTTACAAAAATTAATAAAGTTAATACTCAATTTGTTAGTGGAATTAATCTTGTGTCAGATAAGGCTGGAACTGGAACACAAGACGAGGTATCAAATACAACAGATAAAGGATTGCAGGATAAAAAGAAAGAACCGTCTGAATCTACATTGTACAAGTATACGTTTGGGCTTTTTGAGAAAAAGTAGGCTATTACAGGGGTTATTATAAGCTTATTAGGGAAGGTACAATAAGGGTAATGGGCGGTTGCCTACTTTTATTTTTTTAGGTTGTTAAACCGACTGTATTGTCTCTATAACTTAAATAAAGTATAAGTAATACTATGTATACAATTCCGTTCTCAAACAATGCTTCTTTTACCGAAGAAATTGAACTGGATTCGGCTTTATATAAATTTCATTTCTATTATAATACTCGAGAAGGAAGTTGGTCTTTTAATATTTTCGACCGAATAGGAAATGCTATTCTATACGGTAAGAAGATTGTACTTCATTTTAATTTGCTAAAGTTATTTTCAAATAGCTTTTTTCCTCAAGGTATTCTTGCAGCGATTGACCAGTCAGGTAATTTGAAACCTATAAGTAGAGATGATTTTATTAATGGTAGATTAAATCTTGTATACATAGAGAAAGATGAACTGTAATGTTTTCTCCAGTGATTAAGGTTGAAATTTCAAATCAAGACGGCGGATTAACCGTTATTACTGATTTGGATATGTCCTTTACAATTACAAAAACGGCAGGGAAGGAAGAAAATACTCTTTCTTTACAGATATTTAATTTATCAGATACGGTTAAAAATAGAATATCAAAAGACAATGGAACTATTCTTTTAAGAGCTGGATATGAAGATGAGATGCCACTCCAAATTATATTTAAAGGAGATATCTGCTTTACCCAATTGGTTGTGCAAAAACCGGAACGAGTCTTTACGATAGAAGCTTTAGATGGAAATAAGTTATTAAAGGCTACAAAAGCGGTTTATTCTTTTAAGTCTGGAAGTACTGGAAAACAGATTTTAAATTATTTAATTAAAAACCATAATATTAAAATGAGGTCAGACATAGATTTACTTCCGATATTAGATAAGCAATATTTAACTGGAAGTAATTTTAATGGGATTCTTTTAAATGCTTTAAATAATATATGTTCTGATTTAAATTTAAAATGGTCGATTCAGAACGGGTTATTAGTGTTCTGGGATAAGAAAAAATTAAATGGAACATTAAAGGGTCGAATTTATTTATCAAAAGATACTGGATTAATTGGAAGCCCTGAAGAAGTTAAAATAAAAGATGAGGAGACTTCTTCTTCTTCTTCGGAAGAAGGCTCTGTTCCAAAAAATAACTTTAGAAAAGGTTGGCAAATTACAAGTTTATTACATCCGTCTATAGAACCTGGAAGTATTATCACGGTGTCGTCATTAAAATTTACGAATACTGTTATTGTCAGAGCAGTTGATGTAAATCATACTGGTTCTAATATTGCTGGAGGAGAAAACGTAACAAGCTTTACTTCAGAGGTATATAATGAGTAACTCTGGAGAGTTTATTAAAGTCATTGAAAATATTGTATTAAATATACTTAATGGTTCTATTCATACTTGCCTTCCAGGGAAAATAACTTCTTATGATTCTAAGACACGGAAGGCAACGGTTCAACCATTAATAAAAAAGAAATATCTGGACGGAACAACTGCAAGTTATAAACCGGTTGAAGCCGTTCCAGTTTTATTTTTTGGTATTGGAAACAGTGGAATAAGGCTTCCTGAAAGCCAATACAAAGGTAAATCGGTTTTATTAGTTGTCTCGGAGCGATCGTTAGATACATGGCTTGTTGGTAATGGGAAAGAGGTTACTCCTCAGTCAAATAGAAAATTTGATATTTCTGATTGTATTGCTATTATATCTCTAAATACATTTTCCAATAAAGATATTGGAGGTAATAATTTAGAGGTTTATTATAAAGACAGTGTAATTAGAATAAAACCAAATGGAGATATTGAGCTTGGATTAAATACTTTCAAAAAATTAATAAATGAAAGCTTTGCTGACTTGTTTGACAATCATGTTCATACTGTTTCCGTTGCTGGGACTCCTTTGGCACAGACTGGAGTAACTTCGAGTCCTTCAAAACTAACGGGTATTCTTCCAGTGGCTGTTCCAGCGGTTCCGACAGTTCAACATTTATTTAATGATAGTATTATGGATAATCATAAGACAGAAAAAGTAAAGGCTGAATAATGGATTACAAGTTTACTGAAAAATTGCCGGAAAACCGCTTGCTCTGGGATAAGTGCCTGATAAGTTCAGACGGAGTATATGCAATAGCTTTAGGAGAAAATCAATTATATATATCCAATAATTCCGGGGATACATGGGTGAGGCCTGCGGATACTTTGATTTTTAATTTTATTGATTATATAGCAATAGATAAATCAGGTCAATATATGTTCGCCGCCAGTATTGGAATAACAGAAGAAAATGGAAAATTATATCTATCTGTTAACTATGGAGTAAATTGGACTGAGATAACAACCTGGCCAGGATACGAGGATGGAAAAATAATAGAGGGAATAGGTATAAATAGTAATGGTACGGAAATTTTTATCTGTTATCATACTGACGTAGATTATCCAAACGGTGAAACCTTTTATTACAGTTCCGTAAATTTGGGAGTAGACTGGGTTGAACTTACGGTGCCTTCAGTAATCTCTGAGGGTAATGCCCAGGCGTGGTTTTTTGCGAACGAGGACTCAACGATAATACATATCTATTATGAATATGGAGTTTTCCGTTCCGACAATCACGGTACGGATTGGACTGCCATATATGTTGCCTCCTCGATGGGGAAAGAGGGAATGTTTTCCGTCAGTGAGGACGGAGTGACAATGTTAATAAACGATTATAACATATTATATTTATCAGTAAACAGCGGTGCGGATTGGGTTGAACTTCCCGATTTGCTGTTATAGGAATAATTTATGCCAACAGAACCGAACGATGTTGTTACTTGTAAAGTGAACCTCGATGGGACAAAGTTATTTGTTTTGCGATGGTATAAACTATTTGTATCTTTTGATAACGGAGAAACATGGACGGAAGTGACAAATCTACCAGAAGTTCCGGAACAAATAATAGTTCCTGGTAATCCTACGATTACTTGGAATCACTTATGGAAATCTATGGATGCCAGCGATGATGGTAAAAAATTAATAGCTGCAATAAAAGCTTTTGCGGTTATAGGGGATTAATCAATGTTAACAATTTTTGTTGATTTAGATATAAATACACCGGAAGGTTTAGGCACTGTTGAAAGTCCGGCTAATTTACAACAATTATATGATAATGATGATTGGTATTACTCCTACAGTGACGGTACTATTTACAAAATGAGGGGAGTCTACCGGTATACCGGAGAGCAGCAATTACAGATCAACCTTGAAAGTTGGATGCATTATACCGCTAATAGTAACGCACAAAAAATATTCGAGGCATGGGATCTATCAACATACGGACAATGGGGTTTTGTCGGTAATGAATTATTTGTAAATGTTAATATCGGTACAAAAAAAGATGCCCAGTTAGTAGTTATGAGGGATTATTTTATTTGCACAAACACTTATAAATTCACAGCGGAGGGTTCCTCTTCTGAAGGAGCAAAATATGAACATAGGAACGCATACATTAATACAAATTTCTTTCATTCAATAGCATCCGAAGGCACGGAGGAAATAGATTGGTTAGGTTGTAGTATTATACCGAAAGTTAACGAAGATGGTGAGGCATATATTGATTTTGACCCTCTCCATGTAAATGCTTTACAACGGTTTTATTATAGTTACTTTGGAGAATATTATCATAATAAATATACTGGAACTCCTACTCAAAACGCTTGGCATAATATTCATCCTAATTATCTTAAGTTTTATAATTGCTATTTCGAAAACGGATTAAATGATGAAGTTGGGGCATATATTAATGATTCTTTATTTACTCTTGGTGGGGCTGAAGTAATTGACAAGGACAATATAGGTCATGTTTCATCAATTCCTATTCCAAGTGCTAAGAATCTTTCTATCGCATTTAGAACTCGTTATCAATATCTATTATTTGATCTACCTAAAATTACTAATCCAGTAATTCTTTCGGATTTTATAACTAAAAATATTAACAAAGGTTTGTTTGGGGATAATAGAATTGCAATTGGTGCGTTTGAATTTTCAGAAGAATTAGAAGATGTAGGGCAGGGTGGACTTTTATTTATGGCGGAGCTGGAAGATGATATACCGGTACCGGTACCACGCCCAGTACTTATATCTAAAACAAAATTACAGGTAACTTTTAAAGCTCAATCCAAATATGGAGAATTAGTTTTCATTGGTAAATTGACAATACCTCCTCTTGGAACAGAACAAGAAGAGGGGTTAAAGGTTTACTATAGTAGAGAAAAAACAGATTCTTGTGATTTACGATTAGGATCCAACCACGATTTACTAATAGTTAATAATGATTTTGACTTTGTTTATAATATTGACAAGGTTCGTCAGAATTTAAAAATAAGATTGCAGAGTTTTATAAATGATTGGTACTTGGATATTACAGACGGGATAGACTACTATGGCATTATTTTTGTAAAAGACCCAGATATGAATCTTATTGATAGTGTTATTAAAACAATAATTTTAGAGACTGACGGCATTATTGAAATCCTTGAATATAATTCTCAAATACAAAGAGATTAACATATAATAGGAAGAAGGATTTTATGGCTTACGGATTAACCCCAGTAGGATTTAACCAAAAAAGATTTCCAGAGGTTGAACAGGAACTTAAGGAGAGTACGATTTCAAAATTTCCAAATATAATGACAACTCCGGGTTCGGTTAACGGTATATTTATAAGTATATTTTCAAAACCGATTTCTGATATATGGGAAGCTCTTGCGGCGCTCTATCATGCTTTGCATCCTTCAGAAGCCGAAAATATTAATTTGGATTATATTGTCGAATATAATGGATTGACTCGCTTAAAGGCTCTTCCAACAGTTACCGAAATTATTTTGACTGGAAGTTCCGGGACGGTTGTTCCAGCGGAAACAACTCTATTTAAATCAACTGTAAATAATTCAATTCATAAACTTGCGGAACAAATTGAATTGTCAAATACTAATTTAAAAGAATGTATCATTACAATCGTGGAAGTTATTGCTGACGAGGATTATACGATTACTGTGGACGAACACGAATATATATATACTGCACAACAAGGTGATTCTATTGAGGACGTTATAGCTGGATTAATCAAAGAGATAACTGATTTTCAGGAATCAACTATCAGTGCTGAAGAATATGGTATTGGTTGTAGACTTACAGCAAAGCTTGATGGATTTACAATAGGAGTAACCGAAAATATTATTTTCTGGAATATTGGTATTGCTCACTCTGTTGTTTTAGATTCAATTGCAGTGACCGAGTCTGATATTACAGAAGTAGAAACACTAATCAGCGGATTAGATTCCGTGGACAATTTACTTCCAGGGATTCCTGGAAGGAAAGTTGAAACGGATACTGAATTAAGGATACGTCGAGAAGAGGCATTAACTGTTGGTGGTGGTGGTGGTTCTTTAGATTCGATATGTGCAAAACTACTTGATGAAGTTGACTTGGTTACATTTGTAAAGGGTTATCAAAATCAGACTTCCGAAGAAGTAGACGGGCGTCCACCCCACTCTTTTGAAATAGTTATTTCGGGTGGGGACGAGACAGAAATAGCTGAGAAAATATGGAGTTTAAAACCAGCTGGAATTCAAACATTTGGTAATACTGAAGTGGAAATTACTGATTCGGTAGGGGGACTTCAGAAGGTTTATTTTTCTGTACCTGAAGAAAAATATGTCTGGCTCCAAATAACCTTAACAAAGTATACTGATGATGGAGTTTATCCATTGAATGGTAATGCTATGATTAAGGCTGGAATTATTAATCAGGGTGCTGATATTGGTATAGGGATAGATGTGATACCTGATAAATTTAAGAGCTCGGTTTTTTATTCAAGTCCTGGAATAGCAATACCAGGTATAGCAGAAGTAATTATTGAAGCAGCAATAAGTGATGATCCAGAAGCTGAACCGCAAGATTTCTCTTCAGACAGGATTATAATTGAAGAAAATGAAATTGCTTTGTTTGATAATAATCGCATAGAAATTATTGAAATATAAACAATAAACTATTTAGAGGTAAATATGCCATACACTACAATTTCGGGCGATTTGTCAGAACACACAGAGTGGGTTGCTGGGACATACTATCTTACTGCAGATTGTAATTTAGGTAATTATAACCTAACATTAAACTGTTCAGCGGGAAACATAGTAATCAAGACATCCGGTAATAAACAAATAAAGTTGAATGGTACCGGTGTTATCGCAACAAGTAATTCCAGCACAACAAAGAAAGTAATATTTACTTCCAAGAATGATGATTTACATGGAGATGTAATTGACGGAAGCTCTGCCAGTCCAGCGATAGGTGACCAAAGTAAAGGATTTCTTTCAGTAACGGCAAATAATGTTTCAGTGAATTTCCTGCATACGGAATGGTGGTATTGTGAAGTTATTGACGATGGAATTCTTGATTTTGGAAATACGTCTATCGGACAATCTGTTGGTATTTCTTTATCTTTAACTAATATTACTTTTAAGTATTGCGGTTTAAAAAACGGGTCGGATACGGATAGTACATTTATCGGGCAATGGAGACGAACAGGATTTTTGTCACTGACTATTGACGGATTGTATGTTGATAGTACAAATAGAATACTTGAAAGCGGTGCAATGAAAGGTACCGTGGTATCATTTGGTAACTGCGTTACTGTATCTATAACCAATATTAATATTGAATTGACGTGTAATAATGTTGGCTACGGATTAATTAAAATAAGAGCTTCAACCATTGCCATTATCGTTACACTCGGTTCTTATTATATAAAAGGAAATACGGAAACTGCTGCGTTGTTATTTTTGGCATCAGGAGTAGCTGCTTCTTTGACACTTACAATGCAAGATGGTTTGATAGATATGAAAGATAACGCTATTGCAAGAGCAGCGGTATCACTTGCCCAGGCATCAAATGCAGTATTTAACTTTACAATGAGAAGGACTACGATATGTAATTGTAATGTTGGTGTCTCGGAGTCTGGAATAATAACCGGTTATGACGAGGATTATAATAATTTCTATAATAACGGAACGAACGCTACAAGCGCGTTGGGAGCTCATACTGGCCAGTCAAACCCGATTGCAGCACAACCGTTATTA